CAATCGGCCTGAACATCAGCGTATACATCGTCTTTGTCCGTCCGTTGCCTGCTTCGTCCTGACCGTAGCTCACATAAACATATGCATACACGCTCTCCGCCTGCTGCAGATACTCATCCGGGATCGACGTCAGCCAGCATCCCGTATCTTCATTCCACAGCGCAAGACGTGCCTGCGTCTGGCTGTCTCCCTTCAACCCAAAGTGAACCTGCATTGTCACCTGACCGCCGGAAAGAGACTCGTCCTCAAGTGCCAGTTCTGCAGGCGTGGGCAGTCCGTGCATCCTCAGCCGCTGACCTGTGTCATATTGGTATGCACCGCTCACCGCTGCGCTTCTGCCCTTGTCAAAGCTCGCTTCAATCAAATTTCTTTCCTCCCTCAGCGCGTCATCTGCGGTATTTTGTGCTCACCGCTGCGCCGCTTACCGCGTCCACCTCGGGCATGCTTTTCTTGCTTCCGCCGCCCGTACTGTACGATTGGCTTATCGCGGTGCTCGATCCCTTCGTATGGGAAACGCCCGTCGTGTCGCTTGTGCTCGTGCCCTGCGTGCTGCTCTGGCCGCTCGTGCTTGTGCCCATGCTCCCGGATACTGCCGTCAGATAGTTCTGGTTGTATTCCCTGCGCTGGCTTTCCTTCAGTTCCTGCACCTTTGCCGCCAGCTGCTTGGCATAGTCTGTGTCCAGCCTGCCCATCGTCTGGGTGTTCTGCAGGGTCTGCTGCGCCATTCGCTCGCGGATCTGTGCATTCTTCCTTTCGTTCTCCTGCGTCAGTTCACGCACCGCCCGCGCCATCCTTTCTCCTTCATTCGCCAGCACATCCAGCGTATAGCTGCTTCGTCCCATCCCCCGCGCCAGCGCCGCCGTCTGCACGTTTGCTGCGCTTTGGGCATAGCTGCGCTTCTGTTCGTCAATGCTTCGGCTCAGTTCCGCAGCCAGATCTTCCATTTCCTGCCTGCCAAGCAGTGTTTCTGTCTCGTGTTTCTGTTTAGCCTCTTCTATCTGCGCCTCATGCTGCGGATGAAGCAGATTTCTCGCATATGCGTCGATCTCCTCATCATTCATATAGCCCATCAGCCCCGAGAGAATCTCATCCCGCAGCTTTTCATTCAATACCTTTTGTGTTTCGCTCCTGTTCTGGCTCTGGCTCTGGCTTTTGCTCTCGCTGTGGTGCTGGCTCTTCGTCGTGCTCTCATGACTGCTCTGTGATACCGTGATTCTCGCCATCCGTTTCCCCTCTTTCCTTATCAAGCGCAACCGATATCGACTTGATTGCCGCATCCATTCTGCCTGTCAGCGTTTCAATCACCGCCTCCATGCGGCCGATTCTCTCCTCCATCGTCGGCTTCTCAGCTTCCTGCTTCATCTTTTCAAGTTCTTCCTTCGTATATGGGTGATAAATCTGAACGGGGATTTCCTCTTCCCAAGCCTCTCGTGCCTGAACCCCAGGAATATCAATCACCCTGCGCACATCTTTTCCGCCGTTTGGATATTCCGCCGCCGTTTCGTAGTGCCAGATCTCTTCCACCGCATCGATCGCCGCATGATACACCGTTCGCACTGTGTTCTCCATCCAGCCCAGCGCAAGGTCCGGTTCCCCGATTCTCTCCATCTGTTCGTTGTAGATTTCCATCAACTCACCCTTTTCCACATATACACAGCCAGATACGGCGGCATGTTATCGTGCGCCGCGCCGCCGCCCGCATAACCGTTATATCCAGCCATCGAAAAATTACCGTTTGTTGCGGAAAACCGATAGCCCGACATGGAGCCATTCGTCGTTCCCTCTCTGATGTAATGCGTATGCGACGGGATCTGTTCCGTCGTCAGCGTCACGGTCGCCGCACCTCCCGTGCTGGCCGCCGCATAGGAGCCGCCTGCCGCCAGAAGGAATCTGTCCTTCAGCTGTTCCCATGTTCCGCCAAAGAGACTGGCAGGACTGGTCGATCTTGCGGAGATATAGATCGCACCCACAGGATAGATTTCGTCAACGAAAAGATAGCGCCGCCAATCGCCCCAGACTGTTCCGTCTGTCGCGCTGCGCACCCACATCTTTCCATTGGTCTTCTCAATCAGAATCTGGAATGTCCTGTTGACGTTGTCTTTCACTGCAAACACAGTCACATAGGAGGCCGGAAATCCGTGTCCATCCGTCGCTGGTCCAGCGGTCACATAGCTCAGTCCGTCCGGAATACCTGCCGCGCCCGTGTTCCCGTTCCATGTTCCGCGCGTCATTTTTTTGATATCGGAGGCAGAGGGGAGCCACGTATTGGCTCTCGCGCCCACATCGCCTGCGGTCAGCACCACGTCCCCTGTTTTCTTGTTCACGCTGGTTACCGGGTACTTGATTCCCGCAAGCCCCTTATCAGTCAGCCTGCTGGCCGTCCATACTTCCTGACAGAAGTCCTTGAGGAACAGCGTAAGCGCTTTGAGATGCTTAACCGGCTCCTCATTCTCCCGGTATTCGGGTACTCTCGGCTGCTTGAATGCCATCCTCACACCTCATCCACGCTGTATTCAACCTGTACGCCGCCATAAATCCTCCACCCTGCTGCGCGCGCACCGCTTTCGATTCTCAGCCTCACCCGAACGCCGCCCGCCTGGATCTTCACCCTATAATCCTTCCGCCTTCGTCCAATCAGAACGGTGACCGTCTTTTCCTGCCGGTCCGTCATCATCGTCAGCTTCACCGGCACGCCGTTTTCATCTGCATCCGCTGTGAATCGCAGTTCAAAATCCCGCTTCATCCTGTCCTTGCCCAGGTCAAGCCACGGTGTCTCCCACAGGCTCTTCATCGGCACATCCAGATAGCTGCCCGATTTCTCATCGTTAAAGCGCAGCACCTCGTAAGGCGCATCCGCCTGTGTGAAGAAAACCTCCCCATCCGCCGCAAAAAAATCCCTCACTCTTATTCCTTTTCGGATCATGAATGTTTTCCTGTCGATGTCATATTCAATCACCGTGTTGTTCTGCGTCAGCACATCGCTTTCGTTTTCCTTCACACACAGCGCCAGATAATACATCCGGCCGCTCACGCACGCCGTTGCTGCGTCCTCCATCCCCGCCATGCGCATGCGCATCGTCTCATGCAGCGCATCCCGCGAGAGCACCTCCAGCGCCGATCCGTCATACACGCCAAGCCCCTCCTCTGTCAAAAAGAACACCCTCAGCCTGTCTGTGCAGATCGTTCTCGCCTGCAGCGGTCCGTCCGTGCCGTATGCCCGGGTAATCGTAAAGCTGGATGGATCGCTGCCCCGTATTTCAAAGACGGCATGCCGTTTGATTGCCAGCAGATATCCGCCGAATGGCTGCAGCGCCAGAAACGCATCGCCGTCCCATGTCGGCTGCTTGATCACGCCGCCGCCCAGCTCCGGCGTATCGGCCACGCCCGTCCAGTCAAACGGATCATATGCTCTGGAATAAAACACATCGTCCGGATACCCGGCTGCACCCGTCCCCCAGATCCTCTCCGCATGCCTGCCAAGCTGTGCAAATCTCACCTCCGCATGGTTATCCCCCAGCGTCAGCGTCTTTTTTTCTGCCTTCAGGTCGTCTCCATCCAGCACAATCATCCCGTCCTGTGCATTGCTCATGATCAGGATGTCCACCGTTTTCCCATTCTTCACCGTCTCATATGTCACGCAGCTCCACCGGCTGCAGGCAAATCCCTCCGCCTGCTTGATCCAGCCCTCCGTGCCCATCGTATAGGTATAAATCGCTCCGTCTGCGCCCGCTACATATACATCCGGATCGTCCGGTCTGTTTCTCCTGTGGAATTTTTCAAGCGTCTCGATCGGCTTTCCCAGCGCCGGAAATGCACGGCTGGTACCCCAACTTGTGGCCAGCAGCCCACGCTGCGTACGCATGTTTTCTGCCCGATAGGCATATTGCGGATCTACATTCGCATCGCCCGCCGCCTGATATACGCCCTTGGGTATCGGGATCATGAATTGCCCCTCAAATCTTTCCGTCGTGTCGCCTCGCCGCTTTGCCATCCGTTCACCCCGCTCCTTCTCCTGCTCAGCGCCTGTATCTTGCGTCCGTCACCGCATACAGGTTCTTCATCTTTTTCACGCTGCCCTCGCCCTGGTATTCCAGCGCTCGCATCTGCTGGTAAAAGCTCTGCCGGAAGAATTCCGCGCGGCTCTGCTTGCTCAGGCTGCCGCTGGACAGATGCCGGTAGCAGATATAATCCGCCAGCGCCGCATGCGCGTATTGCGGCATCTGCGGCTCATCCGTCTCTTTCTTCAGTTCTTCCCTTTCCACTTCGCAAAGCGCATGCAGCGTCTTTTCTTTTTCGCCCGTCTCAATCGTCATGCCGTCCGCCGCAATGCCAAACCAGACAGGCTCGCCCCGCGCGTTCTTCACCGCAACCACCCGGCGAATCGGGAGCGCGCCAATCGGCGCGTTCCCTGCCTCATCGGTTGTCAGGACAAACGTCTCCCTCGGCCTGTAAAACATCCGGATCGCGATCATGTAACCCATGTTGGCATAGCTTCTGAAAAGCTCGTCATATTCCGCGATGTCTTCCTGCGCCTCATCCAGCTGCCTGAGCGCCAGGCGCATGATTCCCGCCAGCGTCATTGTCCCGCCTCCGTTTCTTCAGCTTTTTCTGCCGCTTACAGGTTGCCCGTGTTCTGC